CCCCTGCCTCAATTCCACCCCCTGCCTCAATTCCCCACCCTGCCTCAATTCCCCACCCTGCCTCAATTCCCCACCCTGCCTTAATTCCATCCCCTGCCTCAATTCCACTCCCTGCCTCAATTCCATCCCCTGCCTTAATTCCACTCCCTGCCTCAATTCCACTCCCTGCCTCAATTCCCCACCCTGCCTTAATTCCACTCCCTGCCTTGGCTAATATGTACCCTTTTGCTTTAACATTACCACTGAACCGTACATATCCCAGATTTTCCTCTATCTCTATATTTCCATCATAGTCTGATACATCGGTTTTCCCAATGTATTCTTTCCAATAATAATTAGTATCTTTTACATCCTTAGATGTTATTTTTAGTGTTTTCATTTTCCTTTATAAATTTTTAATAATTCAAGGCTTAGTTTATTGAGCAAATCTTCTGCTCTTAAAAAAGCATCAAGCGCTCCTGTAGTATTAAATGTTGTTTCTTCGTCCACTACATCCAAATACTCATGTACTTTGTCTATTAGCTTTGCACATTGTTTGAGTTTAGCATTAACACTACATCTTGTTACGTCTTTTCTCTTGGTTTTCATATTATTAACTTTTTTCACTTTTGTTTATTAAATCCAACATTTAACAGAACTCAGCCATGGTCTAAATCCTTGGTCTCTATAAAGTTCGTAGGCGAATCTAATGTTTTTCAAGCAATCGAAAGCGTCTTTATTAGATATGGCGTGGACAGTGTTTATTTGAAAGATACCTCTATCCATTGATCCATTTCTATTGACATTGACAGCGCCTTCTCTATAGGAACTTTCACACCTAGCAATTCCTATCATGTTTTTTATTACCTCGTTTGAGTAACCTAACTCCTCACCAATGCTTCTAATAACGTCTATTGGGTCGTTGCTTAAAGGCTTACTGGGAACGTCAGTAGGCGTTGGGCTTATACTTCTCTCTCTTCTCTCTTCAAAACTCTTTGGCATTGGGTTTAAAGGATATTCCTCAAACACTAACTTCTTACCTATACTCAACGCTATAAATGTAAAAGCAAGACTTAAAAAGAAGTAAATAACTACTAACATTCTTCTATCACGAAGTTCCTTGTAGCCAGTTGTTCTTTTATCGGTTTTCATAGTTTGTTTAAAATTATTTAAACTCAAGGGGAGAAGCAGTGTCCAACTTGCGTTTTAACCGCCACTCCTCCCCTTGCTTTTAAGCAAGAGTTTTTTATAGATTTTTATCAATCTCCTTTATATCTTCTGCGGAAATTGCGTCTTCTTTGCTTACAAAAGGATCGCCACCGGAAAAGAGTGCTTCAAGATTAATATTTAAATCTTTAACAAACTGTTCTATCCCTTTTTCTAACTTCTTTTTGGGCTTAGGAGTTACAGAATATTCAGTATCGTTTAAGCTTAGCCCTGTTCTGGTAACAACAATATCGTATCCGTCTTCACCAACAGGTGAACCCCAGTCTTCATCGTTTGCGATGGCTCTAAGAGGCTTCTGGATAGTCTTTTGAGTTAGTTGTAGGATTTGAACCTTCTCAAGTTCGTAATTCCAGACAATCATGGCCCAAAAATGCTTAATTTTCTCTGGATAAGGAAATTCAGAAGTTTCCCAATTTTCATCCATTCTTTTTCTTGAAGGTTTATCGCCTTTTTGTGGTCTTGTTTGGGGTGGGCGTTGTTTACCATTCTCATCAACCCAAGTTTCAAAACCTAATATAGGTGAAGACATTATTCTAAATTTGTAACTTCCCTCATTAGGAAATTTTAAATAATTGCTTCCACTTTCAGGAACGGTGTAATCATTTGGTAAAAATGCTTTTTTGTTTGTCATATTTTTTTTATAAATTTTTAACTAAATTAACTAAACATTGAATTATTATGCCAGTCGTGGAGTTCTCCGCCATCATTAAAGGTAGGATAAAAAGCCTTTGCTACTTCTTCGTGTCCTAAATCCCATTCAGTAAACTTCTTATAACCATTTACTTCCATGATTTCATTAACAGCATGGCGTTGTTTTTTGTTGCCGTCTTCGTATTTTTGTAACATGATTTGATACCAGTTATTCATTTTTTATCATTAAATTTTAATCTTACATATTCTTCTGCAACAAAAAATTCTTCCATGTCTTCAATGTCTATTTTGTGAAGTTTTAGAAATGGCTTTTCGTTGTAATAATCTCTAAGCCAATCTCTCATATCTTCTATTTTTATTCTCATAGTATTACACTCCCTTTGTTATCTCCAACTTTAACCGTTTCATATTCAGTATCAGTGCAAATTCCGTCTTCCCTTAATTCGTCCCTTTTAGCGTCAGCCATACATTGCAAAGTTTCGCTATCAAATAACTTATCAGTCCAATCTAGGTGACTGATTACCTTGATTCTTTTAGTGTTCATGTCGGTTTTAAATTTGTAATGTTACCTGCTTCGAGTAACTTCAGTATAATATAACAGCCATTGTTATGTCAAGAAGATAATTTACTTCTCATTGGCGGTTGTAATTCTCTAGTCTGCCAATTCATTCTTGGTCTGGTGTAACTATCGCCAATGTTCTCTTTTCGTGTAAGCCATTCTAAATTCTCAAGGCGGTTATCATCCTTAATTCCATTTTTGTGGTTAACCTCTAGAAACTCTCGACTTTTGGGTTTTTCTTTGAATACTTCTAAAAGAAGTCTATGAACGCCCTTTATATGGCTTTTCCCGTTTTTATATAAACCTACCACTCTATATCCTTGACCAGAACTATAGCCTTTTAACTCTCTTTTGTGCTTTAAATTAAAAATTCTTGCGGTTTTAGTAATTCCATAAATTCCAATGTAGCCGGGAATATCATAAATAAAAATGTCCTCTTTGTTAATATTAATTAGTCTTGCCTTGTTGTTTAATTTTCCAAATCTAACACCTTTTATTGTTAACAATCTATAAACCTGCATCACACTTATTCCAACGATTTTTGCAATCTTTGTTTTTGGTAAACTTTTCTTATAAAGCTGATATACCTTTTCCACTTTTTTCATTTTTTCCAAATACTCCGGCTCGTACTGTTTCATGCTTTATCTTATCACAGGGATTGTTATGTGTCTAGTGTCAACCCCCAAGACCGACAAAGGAACTTGGGGATTACGTTGGGCTACCACTACATATACACGTCTGATTTTTGTGTAGTGATTTACAAAGGGAATTATTCCGTTTAGGGGAAACCCTTGTCATTCAAGACCCAATCCTTGAATCTAACCATAACCGCACGTGAGGATTATGGTAATAAGAAAGTATAACAAAAAAAAGACTTGCTCTCGTCCGCTTTACGATTCAAGTATCTTCTACCAACCTTTGCGGAGTTAGGTGCGTGATAAGAGCCTAACTTGATAGACCATATATCTATGGTAAGCCAATAAGTTATAATATCATGTAGGATAGTTAGCTTACGGCGGGGAAAGCTCAACGGCAGGGAAAAGCCAACCAAAAAGACACAAAACCCCCGCTCCTACACTATGAAAACACTTAAAGAAATAAAAAAAGATTACGAGAACGAGCAAGGTGAATGGGTTGATACTTGGAGAGATAAAGACGGAGAATATACCGAAGTTAGCTGGAAAGCTGTTTGGGCATTCTTTAAACCCTATGTAGAACGTTCCTTAAATAAGGCAAAATAAATTAGAAGCAATTAGGAGCAATTTAGGTACTTGATTAATAGGTGGGGATAAGGGATAGTAGTTATATATGGTATATGCTATTTTTCTTTGCTATAATCAAATCAACACCGTCTTTCGTGAGCATATACCGCACAACGAAGGCGGTATTTTTTATGCCACTTACAATTCCGTTTTATTTTTTAAAGCGGGAGGTTCATAACTCAACTATCACTTAGTTGCCAGTGTTCACTAGAGGAGCCAACAAGGGGACAACACCTTTAAAAAGCAGTGAAATAAGGTAACTCAACTCAACTCGACTCACTCATGGCAGTCGAATTTATAAAGTTGAAAATGTGCAGTGGTAACCCTCTAGCACTCTGGGGCACGCCTTCTATCCTAAGGGGTAGTTTGGGACAGGGAGTAAGCTTAATCTTGCAGAGAGACAACTGGTAAACAAGATGATATTAATACTTTATTTATTAAACCCTTTTGTTTTCAATCTTACGTCAATCTACTAAGGCAGTATCAAGTTTTGGCCAACACCAAGCATGGTATAATTAAAATATGAGCAAGCGAATTTCAAACATTAAGATAGCTGGAGATTTAGCTTGCTTGCTCAGTCTCCGGCTTTTTTAGTGTTTAAATAAATATGAATGAATTAGTAGTAATAGAAAAGAAACCAATAATTCCGATAAAGTGGGATTATGGTGAAAGTGTTAAGAAAACGAAAAACAATCTTGTCCAGTGGGGGAAGATAACCTATAACCTTGGGATAGAACTTTGGATAGCAAGGGCAATTTTATCGGTAAGTGCGGAAGAAAGAAAAAGAACATCCAGTGGAACTTTTGTTCCAGTGGACAAGACTTGGTCTGGCTACTGTTTTGCGATTGGAAGTTCTAGGCAGGTGATAAATAGATGTCTTAACAGGTGGTTTTCTAAGGCAATACCCGCTACACCGGAACTTCCTATGCTAATGGAAGGGAAGTACAACATCATCTATGCCGACCCGCCGTGGAAATACTATGAGGGTGGCTTCAAAAATCAGTCCCAACACTATCCAACCATGAGTCTGGAGAAGATTTGTCAACTACCAGTAGGAGATTTAGCGGCGGACGACTGTATTCTTTTTATGTGGGTCACCTTTCCAATGCTGGACAACTTTATAGACGTTTTAAGGTGTTGGGGGTTTGAGTATTCTACTGTCGGGTTCACTTGGGTTAAGAGCCAGAAGAGTGGTTCTGACTTTGCCTTTGGATTGGGGGCATGGACAAGGAGTAATGCTGAGATTTGTGTTATCGGCAAGAGGGGAACGATACCAAGACAAGACGCTAGTGTTTCTCAAATAATTTATAAGCCTAAAGGAAAACATAGCGAGAAACCCGCCATTGTGAGGAATAAGATTGTCCAATTAGTAGGAGACTTGCCAAGAATAGAGTTATTTGCTCGAACCAAGCCTGATGGATGGGATGTATGGGGGAATGAGGTATGAATACTATTGACAACAAAATAAAGGAATTGAATAATCAACACCTTTACGAAATTAGAAGAATTTTGAACAGGTATAGTTATATTTTTACCAAATTGAGAGAAGCAACGCCCGAAGAAGACATGAAGCAGGGATTTGACGCTGTATTTTCTTTTCAAGATGTAAAAATACCGGTAAGAATTAGAAATAGTGAATATTTTGAAAGATTTGCGGATTTTACAATCAGGAGTAGAAGTCGATTTGGGAAAGAAACAGAGATAGATAAATTGCGAAGCGGGTTTGGTGATTATTATTTTTACGCATGGCGGAATAAAGATAATACAAAAATTGCACGGTATGTGATTGTTAATCTTGATGTTTTTAGAAAAAGTGTTATTGATAGACATGGAAAAGAGCAACATAACAATGATGGTACACAGTTTTTCCCTTATGGATTGTTTGACATGATTAAATGCGGGGCGGTTATCCTTTATGAGAAGATTTTATGAAACAACTAAAAATAAAAGAGCTTTTTCTACTTAAACAAGACTTAAAACACTTAAGAGATAAGTGGGCTAAAACTTGGAAGAAAGCCTGTAAGAAGTCCAGCCCTTTACATTTAGAGTTTAGAATAGACAAACTAAGAGCTACAAGGTTTAAAAGATTGATAAGTAAAATCGAGGGCAAGAAGGAAGCTACTGTAGAATTTGCCAGGGGGTTGTTTAAGAAGTAAGGATTGATATTATGCAAAAGAGCTTGTATAATACAAACATGGAAGAAGTTTTTAAGGATGTTGTTGGGTATGAAAATGGATATTTAATATCTAGCAAAGGACGGGTATTTAGTAAGCACAGGAATATAATGAGAAAAACCCATTTAAATAATAGGGGGTATGAACTTTGTAGTTGTTATAAAAATAGAAAAACTAGATTTGTCTTGGTTCACAGAATGGTTGCTTTGGCATTTATTCCTCAACCCAAAGGTAAAAATGTAATAAACCATATTGATTGTAATACAAAAAATAATAGTGTTGAAAACTTAGAATGGTGCGATATGTCTCACAATATATTATATGCAATTAAGATGGGAAGATTTAAACCCAAAGGTTCCCTTCCCGGTGAGAAATGCGGGTTAAGTCGTTTAAAAAGAGATGAGGTACTGAAAATAAGAAAGTTGGAAAAAGAGGGAACAACACAAGTTGAAATTGCAAAAATGTTTAATGTTTGGCAAACTACGATTTCACGTATAGTGCGTCGTGATACATGGAAACATATTTAAATGAAACTAAAAGAAATTGAGAAAAAGTATGGGATAGACTTTGGTGAGGAAGATACTGTGACTTTGTCTCAATATCTTAAAAAGAAAGGTTTGCCAAATTTAGCAAAGTTGTTAGATATGGCAGAAATAAAAATACCTAAAAAGAATTATCGGACAATACCTAAAAGACTACTACCAACCGGCAACGGATTAAGTGATATAAGTTTTGATGAGAGGTGGGTTAGCCAAAATGATTATTCACACCACGAAAGGAAGATGAAGTTAAAGATGAAGTTAAAAGAGAAGCGTGCTAGAATAAAGAATGACAGCAGGCCGGCCAATAATATCAACAAAGTCAGGAATAAGAATACTTATTGATCGAGAGGATTTTGAGTGTCTTAGTAAGTTCAAGTGGCATCTTTCTGGTGGATATGCTCAAAGAACCTTTAATATTGGAAATTATAAAGTTAGGTCGGAAAAGATGCATAGGTTGGTGTTGGAAAGGAGTGGAGTCGATATAGAAGGAAAGATCGTGGATCATAAAAACTTTAATAAATTAGATAATCGAAAATTTAATCTTAGGTTAGTAAGCAGTTCTCAGAACAACGCTCACAAGGAAAAACAAAGGAATAACAAATCGGGCTTTAAAGGAGTATCTTGGGATAAGCAAGCAAGAAAGTGGAAGGCTTCTATATCCATTGATAGGAAAGACTTAAATCTTGGCAGATTCTTAACTGCAGAAGAAGCGGCTCTAAAATACAATGAGAAGGCCACTAAACTGTATGGAGATTATTGTTATTTAAATAAAATATGAGTAATAAGGTTGGTCGCCCTAGCAAATATAAAGAGGAATATTGTGATTTTGTAGACGAGTATCTAAAGACAACTGGTGGACAGAATATGAATTTGCCAATGGTTGAAGGTTTGGCCATAGAACTGGCAGTAAATAAAACGACATTATACGAATGGGCAAAGAAACACAAGAAATTTTCCAACGCCATTAGGAAAATAAAGGCTTTTCAAAAAAAACAATTGGTAAACGATGGCATATATGGAGGTAAAGAAATCAACGCAAGTATCATTAAATTATTACTACAAAGCAATCATGGTATGAGAGAAAGACAGGATATAACAAGCAAAGATGAGAAGATGGACGGTCTTGTTATAATCAAGAATGGAGATAAGGCTTAGTTCTTGGCAATCAAAAGTTTGGGACGACAATCACAGATATCAAGTAATAAATTGCGGACGTAGAGCTGGCAAGAGTACCCTAGTGGCGTTAAAGATGATTGATTTAGCGTGTAAGAAGAAGATAGAAATTTGGTACATATCACCAACTTATAAACAGAGTAAAGCAATCATGTGGCAGATGTTGGGTGATTTAATTCCTAAAAGTGCATTGGTAAAGAAAAACGAAACAGAATTAGCGTGTTATTTTAAAAACGGGTCAAGAATATTATTAAAGGGTGCGGACAATCCAGATAGTTTACGAGGAGTAAGAATAGACTTTTGTGTGTTTGATGAGGTAGCTTTCATAGACAAGTGGGATAGCACATGGCATGTAATAAGACCTACTCTGGCAGACAGTAGAGCAGATGTTATGTTTATCTCAACACCCAACGGATTCAATCATTTTAAAGAGTTATCAGAAATGAAGAAGAAGGACTGGAGTTATCACCACTTTACTTCTTACGACAATCCTTATCTTTTAAAAGAAGAAATTGACGCCGCTAAACTGGAAATGGACGAAGACTCATTTGCTCAAGAATGGCTAGGTGAGTTCAGGAAGATGAAAGGGCTTATTTACAAAGAATTTAAAAGAGAAGTGCACATGGTTAAAATGCCTGATTTTAATTCCTTACAAGGCGCTGGGTGGACGTTCACTAGAAGTCTGGACTTTGGATATGGACATAAGTCAGCTTTGATTTATTTTGCGATAAATAACAATGGGCAAGAGATTTACGGTTACGATGGAATGTACAAAGAGGGAATGACTGAAAGACAAATAGCGGAAGTAGTTAAAACGAAAGACGCAGGCAAAGTGATAATAAATCCAGTAGCAGATAGCGCACAACCAATGTCAATTCAACAATTAATAGAATTTGGAGTATTCTTTGGTGCGGTAGAGAAAGGTCCAGACTCAGTCAAACACGGAATAGCTAAAGTAGCTGAACTTTTAAAGGTTAGAAAGGATACTGGTAAGCCTACATTAATGTTTAACAAGAATTTAACTTGGATAGCCGATGAGTTTGAAAGGTATAGGTGGATGGAGAATAAGAGTGCTGACAATACAATTAAAGAAGTACCGTTTAAAGTTTTTGATGACGCGGTTGATGCAGTTAGATATTTCGCTATGAGTTACAAAAAACGACAAGATGTGCCAAAATACAACAAAGAAAAATGGTCGATTTAACTTACTCCTCACATAGTTTAAATAAGATATTTAAAATTGAGAAGAACGAACTAACGGACACGGTTCGTAATCTTATACTAACTTCTTTCTATATGTTTGGTGAGATAAGAACGAAGCTATTTAAAAAAGAAGGGGCAAGAGCCAAGAGAAAAGGACTAGCAACAAGAGACGGAGCGGTATTTAATACTTTAAATGGAATGATAGAGGGTGGAAGCGTTAGGATGTTTAACGGTAAGCCATTTTTAACTACTCAAGGCTTTGGTGAATTAGATGTTTTATTGGCTAAAACAGAGCAATACAATCAAGATTCCGTGTGGGGGTCTTTGTGTTCTGGTGCTTCTTTGCCTATATGGGTTGAAAAGTTGAGGAGCCTTTCATTAAACTAAACTATGGATACAATTCTCGAAGTAAAAGAACACTATAATCAATGGACTGAAGACATGGAGACTCGCCTTAACCGCAATAATGGTTATAACGCTGTTACTGACGCTTATTGGGGAAAATTACCTACTGATTGGCCTTATACATCTAGGGTAGTAGACCCGAGAATAAGAACATCATTAAATGAAAAGAATGGAAGGTTATTGAATGCTAAATTAAGAGGCAGATTAGTACCAAGAGAGGGTGGAGATATATTAAAGGCACGGATTAATAATTCAGTATTAGATTTTCAATGGGACAACGCTACTTACGGAGGCACAATGCTTTCAAAGTGGTCAAGTATGGACATGGACACTAGACTTTATGCTTCTAAATTTGCGCGGGTATTGTGGAAGACGATGAAGGAAGGCAAGAAGGTAACTTTTGAAGGAAATGAATTTGAGCCTTTAGATATAAGAGACTGTGGATTAGACCCCTCCTCAAAGAATGTAAGAGACGCCAAGTGGTTTCAACACAGAGAATGGGCTAAGGTAGAGGATTTGGAAGAGGACAGAAAACTATATCCCGGACTTTCTAAATTGATCAACGCCATAAGAAACGAAGACGACACAAGGAATGACAGAAGAGACACCGCTTATACCAGTAGGTTGTTAAGCAACAAGGGATTAACTGACAGAGTGGGTGAAGATAAAGTATTTCCAGTAGTTGAGATTGTAAACGAGTACCGTGTGGATAAGTGGATAACCTTTTCACCCAAACATGACATTATATTAAGAGAAATAAATAATCCCAATAAACATGGCAAGATACCTATTGTTCAATTAAAGTATTATCCATTGAATGACGATCCTTTGGGTGAGAGCGAGGTAGAACCATGTTTGCCTTTGTGGAGAGCCATACAAGCTACTTTATGTGGATATCTAGACAACATGAATACTCATATCAGACCTCCGCTAAAGATACTAACAGGTGCTTGTAGAATAGAAACAATAGTTTATGGTCCAGAAGCACAATGGATGGTGGACAGAATGGACGCAGTAGAGGAGATGAAAGGCAATGGAGAGGCCTTGCGTTATTTCCAGACAACTTATTCGGCTTTAGTTTCAGCATTCAACACCGCCATGGGAGATTTAAGCCAAGGTGTAAGTCAGATAGACCAATTCAATCCTGACAAGACAGCCACCGAGGTAAAACAAACCGCCAAACAACAAAATATAAGAGACCAATCAAACCAAAACAAACTAGCAGAGTGTATAGAAGACATGATGAACATGTGGGTTTCAAATAACAAGCAATTCCTGTTCGGTGATCCAAAGAAGAAAGAAGTGGTAATGAAAATACTGGGAACGGAGTCATTCGAGTATTTCCAAAGATCAGGACTAGATGAGATGGAAGTAGACCAAGAGTCCATGAGGCTTATAGGTGAAACAATTCAACTACAAGACGGTAACGTAAGCGATGATGATTTAACGAAGATGTACGAAGCAGGCAAAGTGCCTAAACATCCTGTTACTACCGAAGAAGGCGTTAAACCTAAAATGAAGATGAGTGAATTAGAAGACGGCGCTGACTTATATATAACTCAAGACGACATGGAAGGAGTTTATGATTATGTTTCAGATGTTAAATCAATGGCGGTCGGTGCTAACGAAGAAATGAGAGAAGGGCAAGACAGAGCTTTTGAGATGTTAATGAATCCTCAAGTGGGACAGATGTTACAATTAGAAGGATACAAACCAAAGATTAAAGAATTATTGGTTAGTATTTTAGAAAATAACAATGCAAAAGACGCAGAAAGATATTTTGAAAAGCTCCCAGAAGCAATCCCAGGCCAAGGCGCTGGACAACCTCCAGGCGCTCCTCAGACTGGTAAAGTCGGTGGACTTCAAGCTGGGAATGCTCCCGTACCTCAGGCTCCTCCTAATCAAGGAATGGCCAGACCCCAGCAAGTACGAAGATAGGGATAAGTTCTACGATGCTTATTGTGCTATCAGGGCGGAGGTAGAAGTAAGCAAAACGATATTAGGGCATTTGAACGAAGAAAGCATAAAGGCACAGATTAAGAACTTACAGCGAATGTTAGTTCAGAAAGGTAAGAACTATGGAATCTAAATCTCCGTCTAAACTCCCACCATTAGAAGATAAGGATTTTGACGGCGCTAAGTATCAAGTGGAACTAAAGAACAAGAAGTGCCCCCATAAGGACGTGGTTTTAAATGGTAATATTATTCATTGCAAGTCATGTGGCGCTCAATGGCAAGGACCTAATATAGGAGCATTGTGGCAAGCATTTAAGGAGAGAAAATGAAACAACTAACTGATATACAAATAGCCAAGAAGTTAGTCAAAGAGCAAAAAGAAAGGCGCGAGAACAACTTTGTAGAGTTTAAGGAAGTACAAGACGGAAAGAAGAAGCATAGGAAGAATTGGAAAGAAAGGTTGAAAAAAGGTGGACATATTTAAATTATGTGATAATATCGTGGTGTGGAATTTATAGAAAATGTTGGTGTTGGTACGAATGAACCTTATTTAGTGTTTAATGAAAAGGCTAATAATTTTGAACTGGCGTTAGTTTTACTAATAGGGTTTTTGTGTGTTGTGTGGTTGCTAAAGAAGAGGACTTGATAATTTCTCCCAGTACTATCTAAACTTACTTAGGTACAGTCCGATGCTCCGACTATAAACTGAGCACTATAAATTCAGTACCAGTAAAGGAGGATTCTATGCCAATAGAACCAACTAGGCAAGATAGTGAGAAGGACACTCAAGCGGAATTGCCAACCGATAACAAACCAGCAGACGTTAAAGAACTGACTAAGGCAACTGAAGGCTCGCTACCAGCAGACGCTAAAGAAAGAACTAAGGCGGAGTTCGAGAAGTTAACAAAGGCGAACAGAGAACTCAAGGCCAAACTGGAGGGCAAACAAACCCAACAGAAGCAATCTGTGTTAGACAGCCTCCGACCTCAAGCAGTCGTGCCACCGGTAGCACCGAAAGCACCACGGCCTGAAGTTAAGCAAGACGATTTCGTTGATGCTGAAGGATATGTCGACACCGCTCTTTTAAAAAATTCTTTGCGAATGGCACAAGCCGAAGCCCGACAGGCTAGGATTGTTGCACAAAGAACAGGCCAGAAAGTTGCTAGGTATACAGAGGCTGAGGCAATGAGGAGGGTCCACAAAGACTATCCCACCCTTAACCCTGAATCTAAAGACTTTGATCCGGCCTTTTTCGATCTCGTTAGAGACCGTGTTATACGACAGATGACTCAAGGGAAGCAGGATGTCAATCTTGCAGCCAATGAGATTTCTAAGTTGTATAAATCTGACGCACAAAAAGCTGACGCACAAGCCGAAGCAGAGAATAAAGCTACAATCACAGCTAAAGAGCAGATAAACGCCTCTGGTTCATCCACTCCCAACAGGGGGACTTCGCAAGAAGAACTCGTTAAGGGAACAATGCAGGGAGACCGCAAATCCATGTATGAAAGGATGCAGAAAAGTGGTTACTAAGTTATTAATTTGAAGAAAAAAATATGGCAAGTACAACCGTAGGTCTAATGACAGATGGTGATACCGTACGTAGAGAGTCGCTTCTTTCAATTTTGAGAGATGTTTCTCCTTCGTATGATAATTACCTTACGTCAAACCTAGGTAGAGCTCCAGATGCTACAAACACTCTGCACGAGTGGGTAGTTCATAATGTTGCACGACCAACCAGTAATTCAATTACTGCTGAAGGTTATGCGGCTGACTACAGCGTCTTAACTCAACCTACTAGAACCAACAACATTACAGCTATTATGACTTCTTCAGTTCGTGTTTCTGGAACACAGAGAGCAATAGACCATGCGACCCACGAAGACCCATACGTCTTTCACAAGACTGAGGCTTTAAAGAGATTAAAGTCCAAAATGGAGTATTCAACGATCAATGGCGCAGTTGCTTCCGGTGCTTCCGGTACAGCAAGAGGTATGAACGGTTTAGGTGGAATGATTTCTACCAATTACACCGCCCGTACTTCGTATACTTCCTTTACTGAGACTGAACTCAACGACATAATGAATGCGTCATGGGACGCTGTCGGTTCAGACTATGTGGCAGATGTTTTACTCTGTCCTATGGTGATCAAAAGGAGAATATCCGGCTTTACCACGAATACCAGAAACGTCGAAGCTATCAAGAAAAGACTCACATCAGAAGTCCAAGTGTACGATAGTCAAGTTGGTCAATCCATCATGATTATTCCACACAAAGACGTCTACACGACTGCTGGGTCTGTTGAAGTTTTCGCAATTCGTGAAGAGTTGTTTAAACACGCATTCTTGGTTGGCAGAGAGCCAATGTGGCAAGAACTGGCGAAAGATGGTGATAGAGACAATGGGCAGTACCTAACGGAACTCACTGTGGTTTCATACGCAGAAAGAGCATCCGTAAGGAGAACTGGCTACCCCAACACGCTCTAAGTCAAATAGTGTAAGGTTCAAGGGAAACGACATAATCAAAACGACCCCCCAGCGTGGGGGTCTTGTCGTTTTGACATACATGCTACAATAGCCCATGAGGAGCCTTTCTGATTACCGCCCTAAAATTAAGGAAGATTATTTAGTAGAAGGCTTAGACACTATTTTCATACGGTTTGGTAGACCAGAAGCAGATTTTAAGTCGCTAGTATTTTGGGATATGATTGGTCAGATTATTCAAGTATGGATGAAAACCTTTCCCCAAGAGTACAAAGATTGGATACATGACGTTAAGCTAGATTTGGCAGTAGAGAGGTCGTTGGGTGAGTTAGTCAAGAAGAATAAAGGATTGAAGAAGGCGATAGGTTTCCCCCCCAGATTATTCAGGATGATTAAGATATATTTCCCTTTAATAAAGGTTCAGAACAAGAAGTTTATTAAAAAGTGTATTAAGCTATACCCAATGTTACATAATTCCAACTTTACATGAAAATAAGTTTGAATATCATCGTTAAAGATGACTCCGAGATAGGGATGTTGAGAAATTGCCTAGATTCGATAGCTCAATACGTAGATACAGTGTGTTTAACCGCTACAGGTAAAAAGATAGATAGGATTTACAAATTATGCAAGAAGAAGGGGTATCAATACTCTTATTTTAAATGGATTGGTGATTTCAGTGCGGCTAGAAACTTTAACTTTAAACAAGCACCTAAGGATACGGACTACATTCTCTGGTTAGACACAGACGATATCTTTGTTGGAGGAGACAAACTGAGAGAGGTGGCACAAATGGCTAAGGACAGAGGCAAGGACACCGTATTCTTTACCTACTGGTATGCTTGTACCTTTAACGGTAAGCCGGTTTACAAAAATATGGTTAGTGTGGATATGCAACATCTAAGAGAAAGATTGATGAGGCCGGGAACTACAGTATGGAAGAGTAGATTGCATGAAACCCCAGTACCGGTAGAAGGACAAAGGAATAGGAATACTAATTATTCTTTTGCTCCCAGAGACGGTAGACATATTGCAGTCATGCACACTGAAGACGGTAAGAGACTAGGAGAGAAACAGGGTAGAAACAGAGAATTACTAGAAAAGCAACTAGAGGGAGAGTTGAAGCGTCCACAAGGGGCTGACCCAAGAACTTTACTTTACTTAATCAAGATTTATGCCGAGCAGGACGACAGAAAGAATTGGCTCAAGAGTTTAAAGATGGGTGAAGAGTACATAAAGAAGTCAGGGTGGGATGAAGAGAGAGGGGTGTGTTGGGAACAGTTGGGTATTTGTCATGGTAGATTGGGAGATTATAAGAGGTCAGTAGAGTGTCTCCATTCCGCTATCGTTGAGTGGGCCCATCAACCTTTATTCTATATAAGACTAGCAACGGCATACTACAACCTCAAGAGATATTTAGAAGCCAAACACTGGTTGGATATTGGAATGAGCATGGAGATAAGCGACTTTAGTGGAAATATGATTAACTTTAAGGCCATGAAAGTAATGGCAATGGATTTAAAGACACGACTTGCCTACAACGTAGCTAAAGACCCAGACGAGGCGGTTAAGTCAGCAGAGATGTTATTGAAAGAAGACCCGACTAAACAACACAAAGATAACCTAGCCTTCTTGTATGACATGAAAGACTTTAACGATAACTGTAAACGATTAGACAACTTTCTTAAATACCTAGATGATATTGGAGCAGGAAAAAATGTAGGTAAAGTAATCGAAGCCTTACCATCATCATTATCAGAACAACCGTTTATTATTAAACATATCAAGTCTCAAATTAAGCCTCGCAAGTGGGGAAAGAAAGAGATATGTTATTTTGCTAACTTTGGAAACAAGCACTTCGAGAAGTGGGATGAAAACTCACTCAAAACAGGCATAGGGGGTTCAGAGACAGCCGTTATTCGGTTAAGCGAAGAGTGGGCCAAATTAGGTTACAAGGTTACCGTTTACGGTGACCCAATTAAAAAACACGAAACTAATGGAGTGACTTGGCTACCGTGGTATTACTTCAACCCTCAAGATAAGTTTAACGTCTTCATTCAATGGAGAAATCCTTATTTGGCAGGACAGATTAAG